CTTCGTAAATCAAGTTTTGAAATTAGTGCAAATAGTTTGTTAACACCAGTTAGTCGTAAAAACATCGCGAGTATTGATGTAACTACAACTAATTTGCAATTTAGAAAACAGTTCTCTGATATAACTGTCGCAAATAGTCAATTTACATCTCCCGATGCTGGTACAGACTTATTCTTTCAACCATTTGACGAAGAAAGATATTTCATATCATATGATGATGGATCTATTGAACCATTAAAAGATAGTCAAGTAAAAATAGCTGATGATAAAAAAACTGTAACTTTCGTTGGATTAAGTTTAGTTTCTGGAAAAGCAAATCTTTTTGCAACTGTATTAAAATCAAAAGTTAAAAATAAACTTAAGAAAGTAAATGAGGCAAATGTAATTAATATTACAAGATCAAATAATGATTCATCTGGTATTGGAACTAACACATTAAATGACGGTTTAACAAATAGTCGAGTATTTGGAACAAGAGTTCAAGATCGTAAAATATCTTTAAATGTACCTGATGCAGCTTCTTTATTAGCTGTGTTTGAGTCAAATGATTCTGGTGATGCTGATCTACCATCAGTTGATCTCGCTGCATACTCTGGCCCAAGTGGAAACAATTCTGATTTAATCGTTGGAGAACAACTTATAGGTTTAGATAGTAACGCTGTTGGATTAGTTGTAGAAAAACCAACTGTTAATTCAGTTGGAGTTGTTTTATTAAATCAAAATAATTTTAATCCATCTGAAAAAGTCAAAGGAAGTAAATCTGGCGTCACAGCTTTAGTAGTATCTACAACGAATGGAGATCGTAATATTACAGATCAATATCAGTTAAATCCAAATCAAAAACCAACATATTACGATTATTCATTTATTGAAAGGAAAAAAGATTTTGAACCACCAACAAATCGTTTAAAGATTGTATTTAAAAACTTCTTTGTGACTAGTGATGATACTGGAGATTTCTTTAATGCCTCTAGTTACCCCGATGCGTCGAAAAAAATAATTCCTGTAGATAGAAATTATAATGTATTTGTGAGTGATCTAATTGATATCAGACCAAGAGTTTCTGAGTATAATACATCATCAACGGTTTCACCTTTTGATTTTGCTTCAAGATCTTTCTCCTCTCAAGGAAACAATATTCCAGATCCATTAGTTCCTGATGAAAGTTTAATAGTAACATATGATTACTATCAACCAAGAAAAGATAGACTTTTCTTAGATAAGGCTGGCGATTTTGTTTATATTCAAGGTGTTCCATCAGATATTCCAAAAGAACCACAAACAATTGGAGACGCAATTGAAGTTGCTAAAATTGAACTTCCAGCATATCTAAGAGATATTAGCCAAGTTAAAATGGTTCGCACGAATCATAAACGTTTCACAATGGCTGATATTGGAAGACTTGAAAAGAGACTTGAAAGTGTAGAGTATTATACAAGACTATCCCTTCTTGAAACTGATACTGCAAATTTGAATATTACAGATGCAAATGGATTAAACAGATTCAAGTCTGGATTCTTTGTTGATAACTTTAAGAAACACGCATCTCATCAGATTGATCATCCTGATTTTACTGCAAGCACAGATGCGAAGAGAGGTTATTTGAGACCTGGCCATTATACAACTTGTCTTGATTTAATTGTTGGATCTCGATCATTTATTGGTATTGGCACAACTGCAAATCCGACTCTAGATATTAATCATTTAGATGATATTGATGGAGATAATATTAGAAAAACTGGTCGTCTTCTAACATTAGACTATGCAGAAACAACGATGCTGGAACAAATTTATGCTTCTAGAGTTGAAAATGTTAATCCATTTTTGATAATATATTACGAAGGTGATATGACTCTTAATCCAGACTCTGATGTATGGATGGATACAAAGAGAGTTGATGCGAGTATCTCTTATGACACCTCTGCTTACAATAATGCAATAGCTCAAAGGGGTATTAATCAACAGACTGGATTCAGTGAAGTTGATTGGGGTGCATGGGAGACAAATTGGGTATCTGAAGAAGTATCAACTTCATTTGTTGAAGAAACTGTTGAATCATTGGGAACCATACATCCAGATGATTTACCTGAAGGTGCTAAACTAGATATAAAATCTGTTCCAAACTATCAAAAAACTATTGAGTTAAATGGTAAATGGGTTCCGCAAGGTAAGGGTGTAATTACAGACGCCGAGATAATAACTAGAACAGTCCATCAAGATATTATACAGAGATCAAATCAATCGAGGGAGGGTATTCAATATAAGATAACACCGAAAGTTGAACAAAGATCTCTAGGTGATAGAACTATAAGTCGTGATATCATTCCTTATATGAGATCAAGAAATATTGAAATCATTACTACTCGTATGAAACCTAGAACTCGTTTCTATGTTTATTTTGATAATGTTGATGTGACTGCATTTGTAACACCAAAATTACTCGAAATTAGTATGACAAGTGGTGTATTTCAAACTGGAGAAACAGTTAGATCATCTGGATTTACTTTTAGATTAGCTGCGCCAAATCATCTAGAAGGCCCATATAATGCACCAACAAAAGTTAGCGCAGTTAATGTATATGATAATGAAGCTCCAGTTTCAGATGTATATTCTACATCATCAACAATTTTAAATGTAGATACATTTAGTCTCGCAACTCAGGTTCAAGGTGCTTTTTCAGGACATGTTAAAAATGGAATGAAACTAGTTGGACAAACAAGTGGAGCTCAAGCTACAGTAACTAATGTAAGATTAGTTACGGATACTCTTGGAAGTTTAAAATGTTGTTTCAGTTTACCAAATCCAAATGATGCTGCGAGTCCAAGATTTGAAACTGGTACAAAAACCATAAGATTAACAACAAGTGCAACAAATTCAACAGTTGAGGGAGCTGTTTCAGGATCCGCTGAAGCTAATTTCCATGCCAAGGGTGAATTGGAAACAGTTCAAGAACAAATTTTAAATGTCAAAACACCACGAATTGAAAGATTAGGTGTTCAGGAACAAAGAGTTTTAAATGATAAAATTACAAGAAAAGTTGAGGGATTAACTGCAACAGAAACTGAAATTAGGGGTGTTCAATATTATGACCCTCTTGCACAAACTTTCCGTGTGGATGAAACATCTGGAGTATTCATCACTTCTGTAGATTTATACATGCAAACTAAGGATGAGGAATTACCTCTTACTTTACAGGTAAGAACTGTTGAGACTGGATTACCAACATCCAAGATTTTACCATTTAGTGTTGTTGTTCTAGATCCAAGTGAGGTTAATGTATCTGAGGATGCGTCAATTCCAACCACGTTTACTTTTGATTCTCCAGTTTATCTTACAGGAGAACATGAATATGCTTTAGTTCTTGTTACGCCATCAGAAAATTATAACTGTTGGATATCAAGAATGGGAGATGTTGATATATCAACTGTTGGATTGCCCGATGAACAACAAGTTTTAATTAGTCAACAACCGTACTTAGGATCATTATTTAAGTCACAAAATGGTACGACATGGGATCCAAGTCAGTATGAGGACATGAAGTTTCTTATCAGAAGAGCTGTATTTAATACATCTCCCTCCACTGGTAGATTCTTTAATTCTGAGTTGACAACTGGTAATGATGAAGTGCCAACATTAGCAGAAAACTCAATTACATCCTTATCTAAGAAAGCAATTGTTGGACTAGGAACAGCAATATCAAATACTTTGTCTGCTGGATTAGTTCCTGGCGTTACGATTAGTCAATTTGATAACTTAAATGCGTCAGCGACTCTTATTAACACCGCTGGTGTTGCGAAGATTGATGATGATAGTGCTGCTACTATAATTAATCCTGGCGTTGGATACACACCTTCTAATGGAGTTCTTACATACTCAGACATTCCAATGATTACTCAAACTGGAGAGGGAACTGGAATAATTGGTGATGTAACTGTGAATGATGGTAAAATTGGTGTTGTCACCTTTACAAGTGGTGGAAAAAATTATGCGGTTGGTGATACTCTAGGAATTGGAACACTAGGTCTTGGAAATGGTAGTGGTGCGGTTCTTTCTGTTGGCATTGTCTCTATGACAAATAGTTTGGTAATTGATAATATTCAAGGATCATTCGTCACAGGCATTGGAACAATAGGATTTAATAACGGATCAACAGTTATAGGAATTGATGGAAAAACTGTTGGAAGTGGATCTACAATATCAACTTTTGATGTGGATCCTACAAATGATGGTTTACATTTTAAAGTCAATCATAGGGCTCATGCTTTACATGCATTTAATAACTTAGTGACAATATCTGGAGTTGATTCAGATGTTCCCCCAACAAAATTGACAGCTGATTATAACTTTGATTCATTAGATGATATTTCTGTGATCGCATCATCAAACTTTGCAACTTTTGAGGGAGTTGGAGTTGGAACAACAAATTATGGTTACGCAATTCTTGGTGATGAAATTATATCTTACACTGGTGTTGCTAACGGATCAATTACAGGTATTACAACTAGAGGTATTGACTCAACAATTAAGTCTAGTCATTCATCAGGCGATATAATTAAGAAATATGAATTTAGTGGAGTCTCTCTCAGAAGAATTAATAAAGAACATGATATGAACACTCCAACAGTTACTGTTCCAAATGACAAAGATTTAGATTTCTATCACGTTAAAGTTGATATGAATAGTGATGGTACAGATAGAAGTGGTGGAACTTTACCTGATCGTTTCTTCTCATCCACAAAACGTGGTGGTGGATCAAATGCAACTGCATCACAAAATATACAGTTTGAAACCATCACACCAAACATCCAATCAATGACACCTCCTGGCACAAATATCGGTGCTCGTGTGAGAACGGTATCTGCAACAAGTGTTGATGGATCAGAACAATCATTTGTTGATCAAGGTTTCCAAGCAATATCAGTCACAGGTCAAACACATTTTGAAACACCAAGAATGGTTGCATCTAAAGTAAATGAGGATCGTCAATTATCTGATTTGCCAGGAAATAAATCATTAACACTTGAAGTATTAATGAGTTCTAGTAGTCCTAATGTTTCACCTGTAATAGACTTAGATCGCGTTAGCACGGTTCTAACTACAAACCGTATTAATAGCCCTGTATCTAATTTTGCAAGTGATAATCGTGTAAATCAAACTGGTCAAGATCCTTGTGCATCATCTTATGTTTCTAATATGGTCGCTTTAAATAATCCAGCAACTAACATTCTAGTTGAATTTGCTGCATATCGAAGATCTGATGCGGACATTCGTGTGTTCTTTAAAACTATTGCAGAGGGATCAACAGAAAATAGTTTAGATCGTAACTTTGAATTATTCCCAGGCCATGATAATATAGATCAAAATGGAAAAGTAATTAACTTCTCTAATAATAGTGGTCTTTCCGATGACCGAGTGACACCCTCTGTTGGTGGTGAGTTTAAGGATTATAGTTTCACATCTAGAGAATTACCTCCATTTACTAAGTTTCAAATTAAAATTGATATGGTTGGAACCAATCAGGCACAACCACCATTGATTAAAGAACTTAGAGCAATCGCATTAGCATAATGACAAAACATATTCCAGTTGAGGGAAAGTCTGGATTTTATCGAGACTCTGAATCTACAGCAATTATCAATAAAGATAAGAAAGCTTACGCTGCATACATGCAAAGGAAAAAATCTGTAGAAAACAAAAATATTGAGTTAGATAAAATGAAAGAGGATCTTGATAATGTAAAGGGTGAATTGGGAGAAATTAAAGGTCTTCTATCTACTCTTGTTCAAAAACTAAATAATTAGAAAAATGGCACAACAGGTAATCACATTTGATCCAGATGTTGCCGTTCCAATGGGTGTAAATCTTACCATATTTTCTGGTGTTGATTTTAACACTACATTCACAGTAAAAACTTCTGCTGGTTCTAGTATAGATTTTTCTAACTATACTGGATCAAGCAATATGAAAAAATCTGTGATTGGAACTGCAAATACTTTTGGCGTGACACTTGGAGACACCGATGGCAAAGTTACTCTATCAATGGGTTCAACTGTAACTAGAGGTTTATCCGAGGGTAGATATCTATATGATGTTAATGTAAGTTCTGGTTCTACTTTCTTTAAAATTATAGAAGGTAATGTGCTTGTGAGAACAGGTATTTCAACATAGAGGTGAAGAATGGCTCAACCAAGTTCTAGAGAAGGATTAATAGATTACGCAAAGAGACAGCTTGGATTTCCTGTCTTAGAAATTAATGTTGCAGATGAACAGTTTCAGGATCTGTTAGACGACGCTATTCAAATATATCAAGAAAGACATTATGATGGTATTGCAAGGATGTATTTGAAATATAAAATTACGCAAGATGATATTGATAGAGGACAAGCGAGAGGAGGAGATTCAACTTTAGGAATTACAACAACAACCACAACATCAACCGTTGGATTGTCTACTACTTTTAACATAGAGGAAAATAATAATTATATACAAATGCCTCCATCTGTAATTGGGGTTAATCAAATATTTAAAGTTAGATCAGATACTGTTTATGATGGTCTCTTTAATATTCGATATCAATTATTTTTAAATGACTTATATGCGTTTGGATCAATTGATCTTCTTCAATATGCAATGGTTCAAACTAAACTTGAAGATATTACTTTCTTGTTAAATCCAGATGTAAGATACAGATTTAATATTCGTCAAGATCGTCTTTATATTGATGTTGATTGGGCACAAATAAACAAGGATGATTATTTTGTAATTGATTGTTTCCGAATCTTAGATCCAGATGATTTTACAAAAGTATATAATGATCAATTCTTAAAGAGATATTTCACAGCTTTGTGTAAGAGACAGTGGGGACAAAACTTAATTAAGTTTCAAGGAGTTCAATTGCCTGGCGGTATTCAATTAAATGGTCGTCAAATTTATGATGATGGAGAAAGAGAACTCGCAGAGATTAGATCTAAGATGGCAAGTGATTATGAGATGCCACCACTTGATATGATTGGGTAATGTTAAATCCGTTTTTTCTACAGGGTTCCAAAGGGGAACAAGGTTTAGTTCAAGACTTAGTTAACGAACAACTAAGAATGTATGGCGTTGAGTGTCATTACATTCCTCGTAAGTTAGTCACTTCCAGAACAATTATGAAAGAGGTAACTGAGTCTCGTTTTGATCAAGCATTTCCTCTTGAAGCATATTTAATGAATATTGATGGATATGCTGGATCAGGAGATATACTTTCAAAATTTGGTGTTCGAGTAACTGATGAGGCTACATTTGTAATATCCAAAGAAAGATTTGAGGAATCAGTTGCACCATTCTTAGAGCAAGATGACGATTATACTTTATCGAATAGACCAAAAGAAGGGGATTTAGTATTTTTTCCTTTGGGAAAAAGAATGTTTGAAATTAAGTTTGTAGAACATGAAAGACCATTCTATCAGTTACAAAAAAATTATGTTTACCAATTACAATGTGAATTGTTTGAATATGAAGATGAGGTTATCGATACAAATGTTAATGCAATTGATAAAGTTGTTCAAACTGAAGGTTATATTGCAAGATTAGTTTTATCTGGTATAGGTAGTCTCGCAACTGCAAATACGACTCTTAACTTTGGTGCTGTTCAACAAATCTTCCTACAGAACGATGGATTTGGATATGCAGCTGCACCCACAATTGGAATCACCACATCAGTGGGAACGGATGCAACTGCTGTTGCAATCATGACAGAGAGATCTGGTATCGCAACCGCTAAATCTATTGACCGAATTCTTTTAATCAATCCTGGCAGTGGATACATCGGAATACCCACTGTAACCGTGCCAGGCGCTGGTATAGCGACTGCTGGCATCACCTCTCTAGGTTCTATAGGTATCGTTACAATTACGTCTGGTGGATCAGGTTATACCACAACACCAAATGTTGCGATTACCACTGCACCATCAGGAGGAACAGATGCAACTGCTGAGGCCGTCATGGTTGGTGGAACAATTAGTGCAATCAGAATTAGTAATGCTGGTGCTGGATATACTATTGCACCGACAATTACAATAGGTGCTGCGACGACTATTGGAAATGGTGATTATATCTTTAATGAGATAGTTCAAGTTTCATCAGATTCTTCAGAAACTGCAAGAGTTAAAGTATGGGATGCAGGGTCTAGAACTCTTGATGTAAGTCTCTTAACTAAAATGGAATTTCAAGTTGGCGAAAAAATTAAAGGGCTTGAATCTGGTGCAGAATATGTAATTCTATCTGTAGATTATGATACACCTAATGATTATCCAAACTCACAATATAAGGCAGATCAATACAATGATAATGCAGATTTTGAGACTGAAGCTGATAATATTTTGGACTTCTCTGAAGGTAATCCATTCGGAACATTCTAAATAGTTAGAAAGCTTTGATATGTTAGGTACTTATTTCTATCATGAGATATTAAGAAAGACAGTTATCGGTTTTGGTACTCTCTTTAATAATATTAACATTCGACACAAAGATGCGAGTGGAACAACTTTTAGTGTCTTAAAAGTGCCATTGGCTTATGGGCCGATGCAGAAATTTTTGGCAAGAATTCAACAACAACCAGATTTAGACAGAGAGACAGCAATAACTCTCCCTCGATTATCTTTTGAGATGCAGGGATTACAATATGATCCAACTCGTAAGACTGGAATTGCACAAACATTTCTTACAAAAAATGGATCAAATGCGAAGAAAGTTTACATGCCTGTTCCATATAATGTTGGATTTGAACTTAGTATTATGGCTAAACTAAGTGACGATGCATTACAAATTTTAGAACAAATTGTTCCTTACTTTCAACCCTCATTTAATATTACAGTTAATTTAATAAGTTCGATTGGTGAGAAGAAAGATATTCCAATAGTTTTAGAAAGTATTAATTATAGTGATCAATATGAGGGTGGATTTGACTCTCGTAGAATACTAATTTATACTTTATCATTTACTGCAAAAACTTATCTCTTTGGCCCTGTTGCAGATAATCCAGAGGGTCTTATCAAGAAAGTTGATGTTGATTACTACACCAGCACCAACACTGTTACTGCGAGACGTAACATTCGATATAGTGCAACACCAACTGCGAAGAAAAATTATGATGATGATCAGGCAACAGTCGTTGATGGTGCAATCTCTGACAAGGTTACATCCTTCAAGGTGAGTGCAACCACTGATTTAAGTGCAAATGATCGTATTATTGTTGATACTGAGATTATGTT